GGTTTGAATCACCTTATCCTGTGGTGCTGATGACTGCCAGTCAAAATCTGCGATGTGATATGGGCGTTCAAGAATGTCCGTAATCGTATGCTCACGGTCTTCCTGGTAGGGTCTGATAACTGGTACCTCCTTGATAAAATCGGAGTCAACAGTTGGCAGATCCGCCAAAAAGGTCGTGGTTTGTTCTGTTGTTTCAAATGGTGTCTGTTGATGATCATTTTGTTTATTTTCAGCAATGAAATTAGTGTAGTCTCAAAGGTGGTTCATTACCCAATCCTTCTCCACTGACAGGATCAATATCCTATGTTTTAGGTGGCAAACATTGATCAATAGGGGTAAATACCCCTCCACCGGACTGATAAGCGCTAATCGCGCGTCTCTGTCCACTAGGATTCAGGCTCTGCTGCGACTCGATTACTGTCATTCCGATTCGCCCCATTCCTAGTTTCTGTTGTGTTACCAATTCGTACTGTGCCTCGTAGGGTAACGCTGCGAGACTACCGTTGTAGACCTGTGCGAAATTTTCCGCGATCACACTGGTCCAGTAATTGTAGATTTCTCTACCGTGCAGAGCAAGTTCACGAAAACTAGTCTCACAATTGTCGATAACATTCTCCTCAATATCCACTTGGGTTTTAATCCATAGGGGGATCTCGAGAACAGTGTCCAATGACAACGGTGCGGCCCAGTAGCCACGTCCTTGATCCACGAATCCTCTCTTGAGAAAGCTAACTTCCGTGACCGACCTGAAACCACCTGCCGTGGTGGTTTTATCCTCTCGCGTGTAAATCATTCCGAAGTACTTGAATCCCTCCGTCACTGTGTCCTGATTAAACAGTTCGTGCACTTCCGGTGAAACTCCCATAACATTATCGTCTCCGTACGTAATGAAAGAAACGTTGTCCACGAAGGTGTCCACCGACTTTCCCGTCACGTGCATATAGACTAGCCGAACAATAATCATATTGAACAACGAGTTAACAATGGATGTGATGGGATTGCCGGATGGATTTCCGTGATCAATAGAGTACACCTGGCCTCGACACAAGTGAATTGAGTTGACTATTTCGAGCCACAAGAGGTGGCGTGTGTCGCTGTGCTCGTCCTTGTGGAAGTGATTCACTATGTCCAAGATGGACCACAAAATCTGCGAATGCAGAGTACTGTCATATAGAGAGAAGTCTCCTGCGATCATGTAATCGCCATTTCTTTTGAGCTTTCTAGCCAATGGTCCCCATTCCTCGAAAGGATTGACGCCCACTGCTATTTCGTTACCAATGCGATTATGCATCACGAAAGACGAGAAAGCTAAAAAGAAACTGCGAAACACTATTGTGTAATCCATAGGTCCACCAGTGAATACTCTCGTTTTGCCAGCAGCCACCTTCTCTTTCGGTCGACGTTCATCCTTCAAATTGTCCATCCAAATAGCCGGACAGCGCTTCCCTAGCGCCATCGTTGTTAAACGGCGGTCGATATCATTCCTGAGCTCGTCGGACACGACCATGTCCTCCGAAATCCAATCTTGCTTCCCTCGTTTAGCACGGGGTTGAAGCACATATGGATATCCGGGGGACGTGGTCCTATTCAACGAATCCATGAAAGGCATGCCAGCTACTCCTGCTACTGCATCGTTGGTGGACAATTTACCCAGTGCTGCGTATTCAGCTCGTCTGTCTCCATTGAACAGCACTCGCTCAACATCCTTTACGGCTTGTGCCAACATAGTCGGATCGATAGCTGGTGTCGCACATGAGTACTTCACCATCGCCTTCTTCAGTGGGTCCAACTGACGTGTCGGACGCAAGTGAGCAGGTGCTGTTAGTGGTTCGCGGTACGACATCTCCGTTCGCACCAACTTTGACTTGGTCGCGACGGGCGCGGGGATAACCATGCCAAGCCCTATGTAGTTGGTTCCATCCAACTCCGGTCCATCAAATTTTCCAAAAATTGGCATTGCGGTCTGTGCCCGGGCTGGCACACACGCCAGAATCTTGTCAATCTCGTCCTTAGTGATGACAAATGCTCCTCCACGTCCATCACTGTAGCCCCAGCAATGGAAACCTAAGATTTTGTTTGGCACGGCCGTGTTGGTTGCCACCAACAGCGATCCACAATCACCAGGGACTGTAACCGCGCCATACGTGTAGCATTGAGCCAAGGTTTTTGCATGTGTACCTGCACCATCCGTGGTGAGGTAGCTCCTATCCGTTTCCAACTTGGCAACCACAACATGACGAACAGCCATGATCAATCCCGGGGGCGTGTACTGATGTGTCAGTAGAGTTGCCGACACAGAAGTAAAACGCCCCACCTGGTCACTTTTGATAAAGTGTTGGGTAATGTCCGGATGGTCTGGACACTGGCGCGGGAACACAATGATTCCAATATCATCACAACGCTTCGTGTTGAAAGCCCTTAACTCACACTCTTTTGCCGGGAACGTGTACGTTCGCCCTATCGGGTTGATAATTCTAAACCACGTTGCGTCAGCAATGAGTGCTAAGCTATGGGCATTGATGAGTGCTGTCTTCCCTCGCAGGAAGACAATACTCTGAACGCGCGTTAGCTCATTTTGATCTTGTTCAAATCCAGCAAACAAAGTATACTGGTTTTTGTCCAAGCTCAAAGTGAGCAAACGCGCGTTATGATCAACAATGCCTTCCAGTGAGACGGTCTCATTCCTCAATAGTGTTCTAAGATAAACCACTTCCTCGTCACGCATTTTCTTCATGTTTTCGTCACGCAGAACCACTTCTGCGGCTGTCTCCCATGGGGGTATCTCGACCCCCTGCTGTACGCAATGCGCGGCGATAACTTCACAAACCAGCTTCTGCAACGCTGTTGCGCTCTTTGTGTCGGTAACTGGTTGCTGGTCCTCGTGATGTTGACATGCCTTCTGCCACAATTTTGTGACGACCTCGCTCAGGTTCATTCCTAGTTCGGCTGCCACGGACGCGAAAAACTCCTCGTTGTGTTCGTTTATGTGATGTTTTCCCGTAAACCCAATTATCTCTACCTCATCGAACTTGCTCATGTCGTGTGACTGAACTGCGTGCAAATCCAAATCTGGTAGATTTAATCGGTATTTATAGGCCACATCATACACCATCTTCCTTACAATTCGGAGGTTTTCAACGTGTGCGGTGGTCAATACCCTATCATACTCCTGTCGCAGATCATCATCCATCTCTGTGTACCGCTTGGAATTAACAAGCTGGTTCTTGATCATCATCACTGCAACGGAGTGTGGTCTCGTTACTGCACTCTGCACAAAACGAGCAGCGGGTTTTGGTGTCATCCCGTCATCGTATTTCTGCACTTGTCGGGGTTGCGGTTTCAGAGTTCTACCATCATCGTAAGCCTCCACCCTGGTAGGTGCTGGCTTTGGCGTCGCACCACAATCATATGCTTCTGGCTCCTCTACAGGAACCATGGTTCCTCTTACCTTGTTGAAATATCCAGGCCGTGCAAACGTGGGTGGTACCGTGTTCCTAGTCCTCGAGATCGCTACCTCTTCTACATGTTCCTCCATCCGTCGGTTAACATCCTTTAGGAACTCCTCCGATTGACCGGTGAATGGTCTCGTTTTTGGTCCGACTATTTCTTGTACAACAGATTCTCGCTGGCCTACCAAACTCCTGCACGCTGGGCAAACGTCGTAGCCACGCTCTCTCTGTTCCGTCGGGTGCACAATCACGTGTTCGTGTGAGTACTCTCTGGTACATACCACACACAGATGGCGATGTTTGACCAATTTCCCTAGTGGAAGATTGGCGTGGTGGCTGTCGACTACTCCAGACTCGGTGCTAGCTGGTGTTCGCTTTGGCAACACACAACTAAACAGCTTGGCGATGAGTGGGCTCAGGATCCTGTATGCTTGATACAGGGTCATGA